TATAGATATCGAGAAAAATATCATGAAAACATACGAAAAACTTGGACACAAACGATCATGACTGTATCAGATACAACTGAGACAATTATTGGAAAAGATCTATATGAACAATTCAAAGATCAAATTCCTGAAAGTCTCGGATTTTCTGCTTTTCAACAGTCTAATTCTAATTCTTTCTACTTAAGCTATGATGCCTATCCACCGCCAAATCCTCTTCCTGTAAGAGTGGAACCCATAAGGGAACCACTTAAGGTAAGAACGATTACAGCGGGTGTAGGTGAAACTTTTTGTTTGAAAGCTTTTCAGAGAGCAATGTGGCAAGCTTTGGGGGTTGAACCTCAATTTTGCTTAACACATGGAACAAATCGTCTTGAAACCGCTATCGACCGAATTTACAATAATAGTGAATCGGAAGATGTTTGGATTTCTGGAGATTATTCTGCAGCAACTGATAGTTTTTCAATTGAAGCTTCAAAAGCTTTACTTGAAGGAATTTTAGAATCTATTGATCATGAACCTACGAAAAGATGGGCTATGAAGGAAATTTCTCCTCATTTGCTAGTTTATCCTAAAAGTTCAGGTCTTGAACCTGTTCTTCAGAAATCTGGCCAATTGATGGGATCACTTCTATCATTTCCTCTTCTTTGTTTATTAAATGATTGTACTGCTAGATCTATTGGACTTTCTCCTGAGAAATATCTCATTAATGGCGATGATATCTTGATGCGAACAAAAGCATCTGATTATCCCATTTGGAAAGAAAGAGTCCAAGATTATGGATTAAGTTTATCCTTAGGGAAGAACTATATTCATAAACGATACGGTACAGTCAATTCTCAACTTATCCTTGATGGAAAAGTTTTGAATTCTGGTAAACAAAGAGTCTTAGATCGTAGAGTCCAAGTTTTAGGTGAATGTCTTAGAGACCTCGAATTAAATATGGGAGATAAACCTCCTACTGAAGTCCACGACTTATTTAAAGAAATTAATCGAAAAAAACTGTCAAAAACAGTTAGATCGTTAAATGTTCCTTTAAGTCATGGAGGATTAGCTTTCTCTTGGGGAGAACGTGATCAGACTCTTCGTACTAAACGTACTGAAGTTTTAGTCTATTTACACGATCTCTTTAAGAAAATAGAACCTCAAAAGGGTTGTATTGCTATTCCATATTTATCAGTAGAG